AAAAATTTTCTGTTGATCACCTAGTTTTGCTCTTTTAACCCAAAATGAACGTGTGTAAGTATTTCTGTTTCCTGAACTGCTAAAACTTTGTGTAAAGAAATCTGCTGATCCATCCAGCAAGATAGCGTTTTCAATGGTATAACCAGTTATAGGGTTGTGAAGCCAAAAAGATCCTATTAACATTACGAGAACGCCAGTTGTGGTGCCCCAAGCAAAATCCTATTTGCTGCGACGACAAAATAAGGAATTATATCTGTTGCACTTGCAGCTGTAGAAAGTGTTATCCCAGCTCCTCCTGCACTTTCATAGTCAGTGCCAAGAGTTAAAGTTCTACCTCCAGTTCCATCTTGGATGCAAACTATAATTCCAGATTGGCCAACAGTTTCTGTTGTTGGGTTTGCAAGAGTAACATTCCCTGTCAAAGTCAACACAAAATTTTGATTTGTTGCAAAATCAAGCTGCACACTACCTGTGTTGGAAGTGTCTGTGTCTGTTTTTGCTGTTACTATTTTCCCAGCTGTTATGCTGCCAGCAACAGTTACATTTGTTGTGCCTGTAGGGATTTCTAAAACATCTGCATCGGCATCATTCTTGATTGTCACATCATTAGTTGAGCCTTGGCCTGTGAGGATAAGTCCTTCAGCGGCAGTGTAGCCCATTGCAGCATTGTCGCCAGCTGAGGTATCTCCATCAGCATTTACCGTTGCAGCTGTGACGTCACCCACAATATCAACATCAGTGCCACCTGTCGCAATCGTAATCACATCAGCGTCAGCGTCGTTTTTAATGGTAACGTCGTTGGTTGAGCCTTGGCCAGTAAGGATCAGACCCTCTGCTGCGGTGTAGCCGACTGCTGCTGCGTCGCTTGCTGCGGTATCACCTGTAACAAGCAAAGTTCCCCCAGCTGTTATGTCACCAACTACTGTGACGTTCGTTGATCCTGTCGGGATCTCTAAAACATCAGCGTCAGCGTCATTTTTGATTGTGACGTCATTGGTGGAACCTTGGCCTGTAAGGATCAAACCCTCAGTTGAGGTATAGCCAACTGCTGCTGCGTCACTTGCTGCTGTGTCTCCCAAAGGTTTAAGTGTTCCGGCAGAGGTCAAATCTCCATTGATCGTAAACGCACCAAGCTCATAAACAACTGCGCCAGAGCCACCCCCATTGGCAAAAATCATTTTTGTTTGGCCAGCTGCCAGCACTACATTCGCACCAGAGCCTTGGCTAAACGTCAATGTGTCACTTGTAGCATTCTCCATTATCCACATTTTAGAACTTGTGTTAGGAAGAAGAGTTATGGTGCAATCTTGACCAGCTCCTGTAAGTTTAAGATACATAGACCTGTCTGCATCAGATGCACCATCAGCAATGGTTATGTTATCAGTAGAGGCATTGGCAATGGCTCGAGTCCCATATCCAAATGCCTCGCCAATTAACTCTAAATTGGTATTAGTTTTAGTTCCCCAAGTTCCAGACTGAGCTCCGGTTGCCATTTCCTCCAGTCGGAGAGCATTTACATATGTGCTTGACATTTTATAACCTCAATCAATACGTACGATTGCATTCGAAGCTGTCTGAGCAGGAAAAACAATTTTAAATGTTCCCCCAGAAACTGTGAAATCTCCTCCAAAGTCTAAAACAGCTATTGCAAGGTCGCCAGATGAACTATCATTAAATATGAGAGCACCTCTAGCAGTAAAAGAAGCAGAAGTCCATTCAGGATCATTTGCATCAAAACAGCCACTTGTGCCATTTGTAATAACAGAAGCACTCGAGAGAGTAACTCCTTTTGCAGTATAGCCGCTGCCAGAAACTTCATTGCTTGTGGTGTAAGCAGTCGTAGCTGCATCTAAACTTGCAGAGCTCGTATAAAGAGCAATTTTTATAGTGTGCGTATCGAGATCATGCAAACCAAGCATAGTATCCCTTTTAAACTGTGTGCACATTGCTTGCGTTATAGCCATCAAATGCCTCCATTGTATTCGGCTGTGTAAACTCTCGCCATCTCTTGTTGGAAAAGCTGCACAGCCTCATCAAATTGAGCTTTGTAGGAGTTTAGCGTTTCCGCTGCTTTTAGAAAAGCAGAACTTTCATACAGACACGCAGAGAGCAAAAGATTGTCTGCATGATCACCAATCCAGCTATTCGCATTGCTAGAAGATAATCCTGTTTCTGGCGCAACAAAGTCTACCTGATATGATAAAGCAGAACTTGGAGTTGGTGCTATTGTTATAACTGTGCCAGACGTTCCAGCATTTTTCGTGCTGTACATTCTTGGAGTTCCTTGAGTCGTAGCATTCGGCCAGTAGTCTCTCAAGTAAGAATCAACTCTGTGATCTAAATACGATACAACACTTGCACTCGTGACTGAAACTTGACGAACCATTCGAGCATTCGCAACTGTGTAATCTGCGGTGCCTTGTGAGAGAGTTCCTGTTGTGATTTGTCTGAAACAAGGAAGGTTTGGAAGCCTCTGAAATATTATTTCTTCAGCCTGTGTAATTATCGTAGGAATTGCAGCAACAAATTCTGTGCCGTCGTCCTCCATAAAACTTTGTATGTTGCTAACAAGAGTTGTGTAATTCATTATCCATCACCCCAAGTGCCACTGCCCCAACCGCCTTCACCCCAACCAAGCAAGTCAGGCTCGATATCACTATTATCTCCTACGCCGCCTGTGCCGCCAACACCTGATTCAACGATGCTTAGATGGATCTCTTCATCATTCGTTTCGCCATGGTTGCCTGTTGCACCTGTGCCGCCAACACCTGTGGCTGCTAGCTCAGTCTCAAGTGATTCTGTGCCAACCCCACCTGTGCCGCCAACACCTGCTTCATCGATTGAAAGTTGAATAACTTCTGTGCCGACTGCACCTGTGCTACCTACACCACTAACAACCAGAGGAACAAATGCATCTCCTACGTCACCTGTGCCGCCAACACCTGCTTCATCTATCGAGAGGCTTACAGATTCTGTGCCAACTGCACCTACTCCACCAAGGCCATTGGAAAAAGATTTTTCAGTAAAGATGCTTACTGAACCAACTCCACCGACAGATCTTATTCCTATTCCTGGTCTTGACTGCTTGTCAGCAAAAATATCATAATTATAGCCAACAGTGAATACAGTTAGATCATCGTCATTGTCTGGCCTTGGATTAAAAAGAGCTGTTGCATCGACAATATTTTTAGTTGGTGTAAGTTGTGGGTGCTTAGGATCAAACTCTGATGGTTCAACACGCAAGCCATCCCATTGCGTTTTTAAAGACGTGTAAGGAATCTTAAAGCCAGACTGATCACTTATGGCTTTTGATTTTAATCCTTTTGCACGCCGGATAGCCATCAGGACAAATTCATCGCTGTTGGCCGGACACGCATTGTCACGCCATCATTGTCAGTTGATGCAGCAAACTCAAATGATCTTTCATAAACCTGATCAAGAACTTGAAAACGATCTGGTGCAAATTTCAAAGACAGCTTGCTTGCCAACCCAGCACAGATGCAATCAGACCATCTGTAAGGAACATCAGCATCTTCATTCGAAGCTGTTATATCCTCGAGTTGATTTATTGACCAATAAACGATACTATAGTCATTTGTGTCTGGGATCTGCCAAACATAAATATTTGGTGTGTATTGTTTATCAAGCATGTACTGGCTTGGCTTGCCAGAAGATGTTTTGTCCGGCAGCTGATTAAAGTCAGCAATGCTTATTCTGTTGAGGACTGTGTCTATGTTAGATCCAGTTGATGAATCTCTTATGACTGCGTCTATAAGATCTATCGTGCCAACAGGAAGCGTATATGGAGTTGTTTGGTCTTTGACAAGAGCAAGCGTATTGTTTTGGACAGTCCAATAGTTTATTCCGCGATTGGCCCATTCGCTGAATAGAATGTTCATGCTCCTGCGAGCAGAAACTGCTTGGTATCCAGTTCTCGACTCGGCATTTATGCCACAACGCTCATATGCCTCTGTTATTATGTCTTCAACATTGAGCCTAAATGCTGCTGTTCCAGAAGTTGCCACACAAGCCTCCTAGTATTGCTTGCTTGCCCTTATAACAACTTGATAGGCATCGCCAGTTGCACCAGCTCCAGTTGTCGTAAATTTGATGTCACCAGTGCCATTCGTCCCATAACTAGAACTAACAGGCAAACCACCAAATGAAGAGAAGTCTTGATAACCAGACTGCCCTTCTGCCAAGTGAAGAACGATAATATCAGTGTCAGCATCAGCAAGAACCTCAACAGTCATCGCTGAAATGACCCACCAGCATTCCATAATCCTTATGCCAGTGCATGTGTTCCCATTTGAGTCTGCCTCGAGAGCAGAAACATCTATTTTAGAAACAGCACTTTCATTGCCAGTGTCAACATACTGATATTGGAAAGCAAAAACAACCTCTCTTGGATTGTCAGCTATTTTTGTCGATGTTACAATGTCAGCCATATTTTACTCCTTATGGAAACAGGAGCCTAAGCTCCTGCCCCAATCACTCGTCAATCTCACCAAGGAGAATCAGCCTTTTGCGTTCTGCACTCCCAACTGGTGGAAGATCAGAAGAAACTTTCTTTTTGGCTCTTTTCTTTTTAGGAGCCTCTTGAACGAAAGCCTCATTCACATCAGGCGTAGAAGGGTCGTCCGCAACAAAATGGCCAGCATCATTCCTAGCTCTCTTTGCCATAACAACTCTCCTTAATAGCTAACACCACGATCCTGTGCGACCATGATGTAATCAATTGACATTGATTTTGTTCCAGATGCATTACCAGAAATTTCCATCGCCGCTGCAGCCATGTTAGCAGTGGGAATGTTGGTGGTGTGCGTTCCAACCTTCTGACGGTTGATGTAGTATTCTACAATATCCGTCGAAGTTCCTTTGGTAGCAATGAAGCTGACAGTGACATTGGTGTCATCAGCAAAATCATCAGTCGCAGCCAGAGTGGTGTCTGTCTCAGAATCGCCAGACTCTGAAATCAGATGCGGAGTTGCATCGCCATCGTCAATCTGAAAGCCAATCCGGTTTGATGCAGTAAGGCAGTTCTCTGGATTGGTAGCAAAGTTTTCGCAGACACCAATAAACATGTCCATCTGATCAGCATCAGACATCGAGAAACGAGCCTCAAAGTAGAGCCTCTCGCCCGCAGTGCTAGGCAACCCAAAAATTTCATTGCCTTGGATAGATGCACCATCATTATCAGTAGTTGCTTGCGACGACAGCTTAACAAAGCCACCGAGAGTGTCAGCAAGAATAGCAGCAGAAGCACTGCTGTCTTTGACTACAGTCCAATCATTGGTGTTATCTAGAGCTACGCCGGTGAAATCGTCCATGTAGACAACTTGGTCTGGCCATGCAGAGATGTTTAAACCTTGAAGAGTTGGGCGTGCTGCTGAAAAAAGGACAGGTCCAGAAAAATGTGTTTTTGCCATTTGGCTTTCCTCCTTACGAAAGGTTTCGCCCTAGAGTCTTCGTAAGCGTCTGCTG